ATCATATTCTGTCCAATTTTGAGGAGCACCCCCGGGCTCACTACCATCAACCAGTATGGGTTTAGATTTATTTTTTATTCCTAATAACATAAAAGGGGCTGCTCCTCCATTATGACCTGATGCAAAATAACCTTGATTTGTATACCGACTTTTTATATCTACATTTTGATTAAGACAACTTGCTTGTTGAATGTCCTCTGGTGTTCCGGGTGGTGTGCCGCCTTGATCAAAACCAAGAACATCAGGAAATGGATACATATGGTCTCCCAAATCAGTCCCAAACTGAATTCCGGGCATATTATTCCAAGGAACTAATCCACACCAATTAACATAAGCACATAATTCAGCTAAACCTTTGGTATATTCTCTTTGTTCGTCTTCTGTATATTGTCCCGGTCCTGTTCCTAATGGAGCATTTGGAATAGGTATAGAATAATTCATATCAACAAAATAATAACCCCCCACTTGTTGCTGATTTGTTCTTGGTCCATTTAAATAACTGCATTGGTTCCAAATCCAGTGATGTGGTATATCATTAAAATAAGGGTCGCTCCCTAATCCGCCTTGACCATAATCAAAAACCGTTGTATTTAACATAGCAGGGGCATCACTATGTATCCCTCCGCCAGCTTGATAATGACTATCAAACTGTCTCCCTTGTGGTCGCCATAAAAATCTTCCACTAAATGATGGTTCGCCGTAATCCCCCTGCATAGTATCATTTAATTCTATCATATGCCTATATGATGGTAAAGGGAAATTGAACTCAATATTGTTTGATGTATAAAAAACTATATCTATTTCCATTGAGTTGTCTTTTCTAAATACTCCATCATTATCGGCTGTATCTACTTTACCATTAAATTGTTGGAAATTACCTGAACCAGCTCCATTAATATTTAAAGCACAGGCTTCCATCTGGATTGTATCGCCGGGTTTTAATTCAATTCCACTATCAATTGTTGTACTCCAAGATGCATTATTCTCTAATTGTATTTGGTCCCCAGTGGTTTTAGTATGATTATCCTCTAATCCTTGTTGTAATTGAGCATTAGCAATTATTCTATTACTTTCAATTAATAAACTATCCATATTAATATATATACATAATATAAAATTACTTTATAAACTTTTATTTAAAATTCATCTTCATATATTGGCTTTGCATCAAAATTCTTATACATACGACAGGGGTAATTAGCAAAATCACAATATAAAAAATTATACCTCTGTGGGACAGCCATTCTATGAGCCCTTAAGAAATTCTCCTCTCCTCCTACTTGGTCTTGATATTCCATAGACATATGTTTTAGTTGATGACAAGAATTAGTACCAACTAAAAGATTTGTTATTTGAGATCTTACTATAGGTGGGACCATCGTAAATTTTTGAACAGAATAACAAAGTAGTCCGACACCTTGATGCCTAAAATTACTAGATAGAGTAAAAAAGGGTGATTTGGACTTTACATCTTGTATATCGTCCATTATAATTGCTATTGTTGGTCTTTCATCATCAGCATATGTTTTTTGATGGTCTAATATTCTTCTTAATTTACCTTCATCAAAACTATCAAAGCATGTGGCTGGGAATGCTTCTTTTAATTTCTTGGTAGTTTGGTCATTATTAATATTTGAACTAAAAATATATACATCATCAAAAGCATCTGCATAAAAATTTGAAATGAGTAAAAGATTGACCAATAGATTGCTTTTTCCCGAATTCTGACTGCTACAGATTAATAAATTTGCTCCTCTATTACAATTCGGAAGCATAGGATGGGTTGGTCTTCTCAATTTCATTCCATCAATCTCTTTTTTAACAGGCAAGATACTTAAATCAAAATCTTCGCTATGTTCTTTATCGCACATTATATTATATATATAATATAATATAATTTTGTAAAAAAATTATAAAATGTAGAGAGAAAAGAGAGGGCGCGTCCTATTAATGACGCATCATGTTCACAGCCAATTGTAGCTGTTTTCTTATTTTTTCTGTCATTTTAATTTGATTACCCTCAAATTTAAAACTATCTCCAACTTCCATTTTTAAAAGTCTTAAAAGCTGTGATCTCTTAAAGGTATAATCTTTATCAACTTTAAGACTTCTGTGAAGACCACCCTCCTTTATTTTACCATCAACAGCTTCATATAAAGTTTCCTCTTCTTCAGCACCTTTCTTTTTAGCAGGTTTAGCCTTTGGGCTCTCTTTTGGTTTCTTTTCAAAAATATCTTTACCCTTTTTTTTATCAGGCATTTTCATCATTTTATCTTTATTTATTATATATTTATTAAATATTTTAAATATTTAATTTTTATTTAATTTAATTAAAATTAAATATTTAAAAATTATTAAAATATAATATTTAGTATATATATATGTTTATTACGGCAATTAGTTCAAAAACGGGATATACTCCTAAAGTGGGTGATGGATTAAACTCTCTCGGCGATTTATCACCAGCCACATTTAAAGTAGAATTTGATGAACCATTAAAAATTCAGAATGCAGATATAGAATTAGTATCATGCAAAGTTTCTAAAGAAAATAAAATTGTGATTTCAGACAGCAATAATTCTTTATGTATTCGTATGGGAGAGGAAGTAGAAGCCGAACAATATAAAACATCAATTAAGCCCGGTGCATATAATGCTACGGATTTAGGTAATGCAATTGCAGAAGCGCTTAATCGTGTTCAGCCTCTTAATATTCATAGACCGAATGCTGTTCCTGGATTAGAGGGCGGTTTTTCATCTTCATTGTCTGGTAATAAAATTAAAATAACTAAAGAAATAACACCTAATCCTGGATCAGAGGATTTCCAAGATTATATATGTCCCGGTGGTGCATCTTTAACTGGTGGCGAACATATAGTAAGCACTGGCTTTAAGTATAATGACGTAGAGCCTGATGGAACAGGACTTGTTGATTCTTATGTAAAATTTACAGGCACATTACCAGTGGGAACTGAACAAATTATTAATCCCTATAATATTCCAAGTGATAATTTTATAACATGTGGGGGATATGATTTAGGAAGTCGGCAGGTAGATAAAGTTTCTAGACAAGCGGTTGATAATTGGGGAGTATGGGAACAAGGAAGATTTGCTGGGCGAGGCGCCGGGCGCTTTGAAGCAATTTTAAGACCAGTTCCGTGTATATTAGAAACTACATTATCAGCAGGATATGGAGCTGGTGGTATAGGAGGACAGCCTGATACAGATAGACCTTGTTATTGGACTTTTGAAGTTGATCCTAATGAAGATGCATATGGAAATGATATTACTGGAATTTATGAAGATGGTTCATTATTTACACCAGCCACACAAAACAAATCAAGACTACGCCATCATATAGGTCGCCAGTATAAATCTATTAATGGTGTTTTAAATTCTTCTACAGCATTGGGCGACCAACGAGGAGCCCCATACAATAAAAGAAAAAGATTAATTTTCCCATATAGTGAACAAGCACAATATACGAATGTTGCTGGCGTTCCAACATTTAATGAAAAAGCAAGAAAGACATTATGGACTGCAAATTGGACTGGACAAATGGTATTAAGTGGTGAAGCTGGACCACCAACCACTGGAGCGCCTCCTAGAATTCCTAATGGCTATAGTTTTCAATTAGATAATAAAGATATACCAGCGCCACCAACTCCAACTGGAGAAGGGGTACATTATGCTCGGTCTATGGTTCAGCAAGATATTAATGTAGCACCTGAAAATGTAAGAATAAGATTAACACAATCTCCTTTGATTATGGGACTTCCTAGACAGACAGCGGTTGATAGTGAAGTTGAATATTCCATAATTGATGCAACAAATATTTTACAACCTCCAGTAGTTGTTGTAGGAACTCCTCAAAATATTAGATATAAACTTAATTCAATAGGTCAGTTTAATTCTGATTTTGGAGATAATATTATTGGGATGAATGAGCAATGTCTAAATATTCATGGTGGAAATACGGGCGCTCAAGTCCTTCCATATTATAAGATAATAGAGCTTACTGCTAATGGGCTTCCAAGTGAAATAATATTAGTAGATAGTGGAGAATATGTAATAGAAACAGATGAATTTGATAATCAAACAAAATATGACACATCTCTTTTCCTTAATGATCCTAATACTTGGGAATATATTGACCCAACATTGGCTAATGAAGATGTGGATATAACAGACCAAATATATAGATTAGTAGTAAGACCTGAAGATATTGGAGCATTGGCGAGTGATCCAACAGCCGTAGCTTTAGATTATAACACAGCTAATAGATATGCATCTTTTAATATGGGATTGATGAGAGATGATATATTTCAAGCTGTTAAACATGAATTTGATCCTGACGAAGCATTATTGGATCAAACATTAAATCCCTTTGCTTTACAAAAAAATTTAGAAATTGATCTTTATAGTATTTTAGAAACCAATACAGGAGGAGTCCAACCTGTAGCAGGTCAAATTAAAGTTTCAATTCATCAACTACAACCAGCCAATCCAAATGATGATTATTATTGTGTAAATGGACAAGGTCGCGAAGATAATAAAAAATTATTGTTTAATGCTGCTACAAATGATTTAGCTGCTTGGAGAGGTGATCCAGGTAATCCCGCTCTTACTAATTGGTCTACTTTTCCCGGTGTTGCTGATCCAGATACAGCCATTAAACTCTATATTGAAATGGTAGATACTTATACACTTAGAGTTGTTTTATCTAATTGCACAACTTATGTTGATACAGCATCAGTTTTTGCAGAAGCAAATATGTTATGTCAGACAGGAATACAAAGAGGACATGTAGGTCAGCCTGGAATACATAAAATGGAATGTTTTGATAAAATGAGGTTCTATCCTCTGCATCCTGTAATGTCAGCCCTTCCTACATCAATTATTCAAACTGCACCAAATATTGTTAGATTAAAATGTATTGGAAGTGAATACCCTGATAGATCTCTAGGAAATCCCTGGCGATTAATTACAGGGCGCAAGGCTAATAATTATGAAGTAAATATATATAATCAAGTAGGTGATGCCCCTTATAGAACTCCACAAAATGTGGCCGCCCCATCTAATGTCGCAGGAACAACCAATCCTCCAGGAACAAAATGTATGATGATGATTAAATCACAAAAATTAGGTTTATCAAATATTACAGTAATACCTCCTGTGGCGGGTGATACGGATTTGGTTCTAGTGCAAGACTTTGCTCCAAATAGTGGAGGTAGTTTATATCAGGCTAATCTACCTTCTGTTATGTTTGCTCAATTAGGTCCAACTCCAGGCGATATTTTGATTGATTTTCCTCTAGGAGAAAATGATCCAGATTTTCAGCCAAATTTACCTTCCTTTGTAGTTGAAATCCAAAATCTACCACTATCAGGATATTTAGGTAAAGGCTTTAATGATGGAAAATTGTCTGGTATTAAAGGTATGGGTTCTCGTTTGCCTATAGTAGGTGTTGTTCCAGCAAAAAAAAAAGAACTCCAAACAGACCCTGTTGTTCATTATTATTATCAAACATCATACTACCAGCCTACACAGGTTAGACTTCCAACTGAACAAAGTTTATATAGTTTAGACATTAATTTAAGGGATATAGTATCAGGAGAATTACTGCGGGATTTACTTCATTCTAGTGAGGTAATCTTAAGAATTTATGATTTAGGACCTAATCCAGAAATGCGACAAAGATAAAAATATTTTATTATTATATGGAATTAAGTGATAATCAAATATTGGCCATTATAGTAGGAGGGTTTGTTTCTACTCTATTTATAAGAGTATTAACATTCGTAATAAAATCAAGATGCAGACAAATTAAATGTTGTTGTGTTGAATGCGAGAGAGATGTTATAGACCAAGCTAATTTAAGAAATACAGTAATAAGAGATGTAGAAATGCCTTCTATGAATTCAACAAGAGTATAATTAAAAGTATTTAAATTATTATATAAAATTTAAAATATTATATAATAATATAACATAATGGATTTAGGAGATAGTGCTTCGGCTATGCCAATACAATCCCAGGTTTTAGTGATAAAACCAGAGAACCAGGCGAATATCACACGGGCAAATGGTTCAAGAAATCTTAAAGTATATATTCCACCCCATATTGGCTATTGGCTTCCATCACAGAGTGATTTTCATTTTAATATTAAAATGAAAGGAAGAGGGCAGCCTATTCCATCTAGAGATGCTGGCTGTCATTCTCTCATTTTAAATGTTCGGTCTTGGGACGGAACTGGCACACATCTTCTTGAGAGCGTAGAACAATATAACACTTTTGTTGCCCAGTGTTATAATTATAATAAGACACAAGCATTATCAAATGACAGAGCTGAATTTCAAGGCGTTCAGGCAAACAAATCTTTAGATAATAATTTATATTGGTCTTTAGCTGGTGGAACGAATTGGGCTGGTGGTGTAATATCACAACCTAATGTAGCTAGGTCTTTGCAGTTTGTATCACCACTTAAAACTAAACTATATGATACAAGCCAATATGTCCCAGTTGGAGCTTTAGGTGGTGTTCGTCTAGAAATTCAATTAGATAATTATCTTCGTTCTTTAGAATATACTACGGGTTCATTAGGAATAGAGGCTGCGAATGGTCTTCCAGCTTATCCTCTGGCGATTATGCCTCACGCTGGCGTATATCCTTCTCCGAGTGCTGGTCAAACACCATTACAGAATTTTATTTATACTGGTTTTACTGGTGCTAATGTAGGTGAAAGTTATCAAGCAAATTTTTCTTATGCTTTTGGTATTAATACTGACCCTGTTCCTACTGCTATTGCAGGTTATATTAAAATTATTGGTATAGCTAGTGAAGGTCCATTGGATGCTCCGGGCAATCTTGTCGCTCAAATTACACAAAATCTTACTGCGGCTACTGATGGTAATTATGGTCCAGTAGCTACAACTGTAGCCCCAGCGGGTGGCGCAGATGCTACGCTTAATATCACAGTTGCTGGTGGTGTTTGCACAGCTGCAACTGTAGCAGTTGCTGGAACTGGCTATAAAGTTAATGATGTTTTAACTGTAGCGAATGCTCTTGTTGGCGGTGGTGGGCAAGATTTACAATTTACATTAGTTGCAGGTAATATTGTGGGAGTGCAAGGAGACCCCACACAGTGTGAAATCTTATGTCTGGGTGAAGCTGGTGTTGCAGATGGAAGACCAGTCCCAGTTGCTGGTGATATTCTTCGTCTTGAAATTCCTGCGGGTGGTGGTGCTGGTCCGGGAACACCTGCCGTCAAATGGATACAAGTTGCTGATGGTGTGAATTGCATAGGAAGAGGTGCAGTGGCTAATAGACATCAAAATATTCATGTTCCTCTTTGGAGTGGTAGTGGCACAGAATTGTGTAATCTAGCATTAGATTATGAAGCAGTTGGGGGACAATCCACTATATCTCCTCCGGGAACAGGGACAGATGGTGTCCCTCCGGGTGGGGCTGGTGATGACTTTGGTTCTAATCCAGTTTCAACCCTTCGTAATCCAAGAAGAGATGTAGCCAGAAAAGCAAGTGCTGAATATAATTCTGTTGGTTGTTTCCCAACAACTATTATGCCATTTAGTGTAGGTGATAGTATTTATATGGAACATTTAGTAGCTCCTGCTTTGGGAGCTAATGAAGTCCTTGTAGGTGTATTAGACCAAATTGATGAATATAAATATTTAACGTATGCTGGTGCAGCTGTAGATAGTGAAATGCCCCGTCTTTTAATTAGACCTACTGTAGCACAGCTTCAGGCAGCTCCTGCCACTGGTGGTGCAAATGTTAATTATTCAGTCGGTTCAGCTTTATTTGGTCCTGATACTCCTGTGGCTGGTAATGGCGAGTATGCTTATACTCGTCTTAAGCTGGGTCAAAGAATATATACTAAAGCAGCTCATAGAATTCTTGGTTGGACACCAGCTGGGATTGCGGCTGGAGATGGTCCAGACAATGCTGCTCTTATAAATGCTGCTCACGAAGAGGTAGATTTTGAAATTAGCGATTTCCAGTATCAGCTTAAACAGGTAATGATGCCTGATAAACAAGCGAAGGAGATGGAGGAGGCAGCGATGTCAGAAAGGGGTCTGCAAATTGATTTAGAAACTATTGCAACAAGACAGGTGAATTTAGCAGCTATTCAGGGTCCGACATCGCAATTAATTTCACTTCCCAATATTTCCCGAGGCTTGGGTTGTTTATCAGTTCCTTTAAATCAAAATGAACAAAGAGGTTTAGAATATTCTTCTTTAAGAGGACATCCAAACAATTGTAGTGATTATCAATGGGAATTGGGTATTAAAGGTCTTTGTCCTAATAGACCAGTTCCAGTTGAAAAAGCTTCCTATAATAATCCTTTAGTGCAATCACAAGAGGTAAATGAGAAAATGAAAGCGATGGATAGTTTTGGTGTCCCAGTTTCAAATCTAAATAATGTTGGTATGAATTGGTCTGTAGGGCGCCAATTTGCAAGGCCGCAGCAATTTTTTAATCTTCGTGCTGCAGGCGACCTAATCCTAAAAATGCAGTTTAATACAGCACAGACATTTCCCAAATTATTTGTGCATTTCATTAATCATTTAAGATCAATTAATATCTCAAAAAATGGAATACAGATAATGAATTAGTTTAGCAAAAATTTAATTAAAAATAATATATAATATTTCAAAAATTAAAAATATTATATAATATATATATATTAAATGTCTAGAAGAGATGGAGTATCCCAAACTAAACAGCGTGTCCGTATAACGCCTAATAATCAGCCTTCAGGTGGAGTTTTTTCCGCCCAGAATTTTCCAGCCATTAACTTCGTAATTGGATCACAACGGGCTTGGTTAGACCCACGAACATTAAGACTTAATGGACAATTTGAATTGAAAAATCTTGATGGAAATTTGCCAGCTAATAATACTGTTTCTGGTGCGCCACCACTTCCAAATCAGAATGGTGTAAGTCTGAATAACAGTATTGGTGTATCATCGTTCTTTGATGAAGTCAATATCAGTACCTATTCAGGGGCTAAAAATCTTGAAACTGTAAGAAGTTATAATAGATATTTAGCGGCTTGTAGGCCATTAATGCATAGTTCATTAGATTATGATAATGGTTTAGGATTGCAGGATGCTATGTGTTCCAATAAAAGTCTATCAAATGCTAGAACTGCCTGTGTTGAAACTGATTTTAGTGTTCCAATTAGTGTTGGTATGCTGGATAGTGAGGGTTATTTGAATCTGTCAGAAAAAGGTTTCTCTGGCTTGAATATTGACCTCCTCCTCTGCCAAAATGCACAGGCAGTGCAGCCATTCTATACTTATTCAGGGACAAAGAAAACGGATAAAACTGCTCATGTAGCAGACCAAACCTTTAATTATTATATTAAAAATTTAAATTTGACTTATGATTTGATTATTCCTGATGACCAGTTATATAATTCTTTGCCTTCATCGGGTGTTCTTCAGTATAACACTATAGCATCACTGCATTCTACTTTAATTTCAAGCGACCAGACTATTAATCTCCGCCTTAATGCTAATCGTGTTTTGTCTGTAAGTCATAGTATTATTCCTTCTCTCCATGTTAATAATATTAAAGTAGATAGTTTTCAGTTATGCAAACCGCAAAAAAATGTATCGGCTACTGGTGATGGTGATAATGCAGAGGTTAGAACGGTTCAGTATTTAAGAGCGGGACAGCTTTATCCATTTAATTTTATATTGGATAGTGAAGAACAAGCTGATATTAATCCATCAAATGGAATACAGGGAGATAATCCTTCTCCCCAAGCTCAAATTATGAAACCATATCTTAATAGTGTAAGCCTTTATAATAATTCCCATAATAAATTTAATCCATTATCTAATATTGGTATTGCATCAGGTCAGGCTTTAGCAGGAAATAATGCCCAGCCTTTAGCGGCATCACCAGACCCTAGAAGTATTTTTGGTCTAGGTGTATGTATGGATAGTAATAAAAATGGTGTGTCATTTAAAACACGGGAGTATGCTATTCGCATTCAGAGTGAATTAAATAATACTAGTGCCAATGCTCTGTTTAGTTTCTCAAGAATTAGAAATGTTGCCCAATTCAGCCCAGCGGGAATATCTGTTGTAGAATAAATATTAAAACTTTTAATTAATATATATTTTAAAATAAAAATATATTAATATATATATAATAGATGTATAACGCACAGGATAATGTTTTAGGACAAACGGACGAAGTTCCAGCCGATATGGAAATCGTAAGCTCAGTTTTAGAACCAATTATTATCACCCCCACTCACGCAAGATGGGTGTTGAAGCCAGAGGGTATTTTAAGCAGGGATAGTTGTATTCAATTTCAGCTCACTGTTCCAGCTGCCCTTGATAAAAAGGGTTTTCTTCCAGTCGGTGCTGGTATTTGGGGGCTTATTCGTTCAGCTACTCTTTCAGTTGGTGGCAAAAGAGTTAATCATACAGAAGGTTTAGGATATTGGAAATCTATTACTTCTGCATATGATACGCCTTCATATAGAACAAATAAAAAAAGAATTTTAACAGGAGAACAGACTGTATTACAGCCGTGTGCTATAGCTCCCACAGCTTCTTGGTCTGCTGCAGCTGGTATGTATGAATTTGCATCATCAAATGTTATAAGAGAACACACTGCTGCTCAAGGGGGAATAGTAGATTTAGATTATCAAAATCAATTGAGAAGCACATCAGAATTAACGCCTTGTTGGACAATAAAATTGGCAGATTTGTTCAATCTATTATATGATGTGGAATTACCTCTGTTCTTACTGAATACTAATCAGGAAGTTGCAATTGACCTCCATTTTAACACGCAGGCGGGGGGTGATACTTCAGCTGGTAATGGAACGGGAACATTATGCTGCTTTGAGGCTCTTGCAGCTGGTCCTCCTCCGAACGGTCAGCAGGTTGGGGCTTGTAATTTAGTTTTGGACAGCTGTCTTCTTTATCAGGACACTATTTACTATTCAGATGAGAGAAGAGAATTAGAGGCGGAAAAGGTTAATGCTTCAAAGGGTCTTTATACTTCATATTCAGATGTAATATCAAATGTGGCTTCACACCCTGTTGCACCTTCTGTGGCTGCCGCTCTCCCAACATCACACATGACTATTCTGCAGAAAACTGATTTAATTCCTCTATCTGGCTTTCGGGCTAAAAACCTTTTTTGGGCGGAAACTGTTGCTGATTGGACATCTAATCCTGGTGGTCATACACCAATCGTCCCCGCTACTTATGTTAATTATAATTCTCTGCTCGGTGTATATGCTCTTGTGGCTTACCATGATAATCCAACCGTAGATTTGCGGGTAAATGATGTTTTATCCTTTCCAACACCTCTTACCTCACAAAGTGTGAAAGCAGCCGAAGCCGAAAATTGCTACGGTAGTCCAGTTTGGTTGTCCCAAGCTCTATGGTCTTACAATCCTATTACTAATAAAGTAGCTAATGCTGCGGCTGTTCCACCAATTACTGGAGATCATCCAGTTCAGCCTCTAGCTAAATTGCTTCCAAGTAATGACCAATACCCAATATGGGGTGGTGGAGCTAGAGGTTTTATGTCGCTTGATGCTCTTCAGGGTAATCTCTCATTTAATGGTATTAATTTATCTCATGGCTGGGGAAATGACAATGATGATTTTGTGCTTGTAGGCGCGAAGCCCCTAGAAGTTATACATTCATCATTACCTGTTAATCAGATCTCAAATTATAACAGAACTTGCCGATATTATTCAGAGGTGGTAAAAGGGTTTGGGATTTTAGGTGGAAAGGTAGATATTCAACAGGGACCGCCAGTTCTTATTTAATTTCTCATAATATTCATATTTATTATATACAAATATATAATAAATATTTTATTATTGCGGCATAATATAATTAAAGTAATTATTTCCCTCCGTTATATGATTATTCCTTAATCTCGTAAGTTTCCTATTTGCATCATGAACATGACCCTGATGAGTAATTACTCGTCGCGCGTGTTCTTGCGTATCTTCGTGTTTATTCTCAAGTTGAATATCGTGCTCTATATAATTCCTTTCAGCTATTGCTCTGGTTTCTTGTGCTATTCTTAAATTTATTGCTGACTGTCTTGCAATTTTTGTTGCTCTATCTCTCTGTGGATAAGCATGAGTAGGGGCTCTAACACCTCTATGAGTTCTGGATACAGGGTGATCGCCAGATGCTAGTCTTAAAATATCTAATTCAGCTTGATGATCAAGGACTGCTTGTCTTGCTGCAAAAAATTCTTGCTGCTCATTAGCGTGAAGTGTAGAGGCATGTGCATATTCTCTCATACTTTTGGTATGGTCTCGTTGCGATTGATGTAGCACCTTCATTGCGTCATCGTGTTCCTGCATTGCGTGATACACGGGATTAGGATTAGGTGCTTTATTCTGATCTAATTCTCTTGGGACTTCTGGATTGTCGGGACCTGCGCTCATTTATATATATTATAAATATATATTTTTTTAAAATGCACCAATAGCTCCCGATTGTTGGGCAGCAGTATTTAAAGATGGAGCGACTGCTTTAGCTGTTCTACCGAATTGTGCCTCGTGTGCAATAAAATGTGCTGGAGGAGGTGGTGGCGGCGGTGGAGGTGGTGGCGGTGGTGTCGGGTCTGAATGATGACCAAAAATATCATAC